TCCGGAACCACTACCGGGTAATGGATGTAAGGCTATACCAGCCTCTGTTATCTCTTTTGTGAATGATGTAAAATCGTTTTTAACATCTTCTACAAAAGTTTCAATGTCCTCATCCTTTTCCGGTAATGCACGTTTGCCCCAATAACTTGCAGGGATGTCTTTTAGTTGATCTGTAACTTTAGTACGAATCGAACCTTTAGTCTTCTCTGCTTCAAATCCTGAAACTTTCTCCGTTAATGCTTTGATTGATTCGCTCAACTGCTTTAGCATATCGAGCTTTTCATCATTGCCTGGAGGTGAGTCTGCTGGAGGTGTGGCTGGTGGCGGCTCTTGTTTTGATTTCAACTTCGCTTCCATATTACGCATAGCATCGTCATTGCGTGCTATTTCGGTGAATGGGTTGTAAGTGTTGAACTCCTCGAGCTTTACATCGATTTGCGTTTCATCCGTTACTTTATCCTCAAGTGTAGCTGCAATAGCATCTAACCTTTTTTTGGATAGGTTTACAGCTGGAAATTTTTCCTTAATCGCTGCGATAATTTTTTCCTTCATAATTAAAAGAGCTTTTTCGATATAAAATTATCTATTATTCTTTCCTATGAAATGATTACGAGTTATGCAAGTGTTTCGTATTTTAGAAACGAAACTATTTGTTACTATTTTTCACTAAAACCTGTGCCTTTATTTTTTGTCAGGCGTGCTAATTCGTTCTCCCAATCTTCAACAATCGGGCTTTGTTGCAAAACGGATTCGATGGAAAGCACACCTGCTTTGTAGGAATCTATAAGAAGTTTCTGCTCACCCTCGGTATCCTTTGGAAGATAGTAAGTGAAGACTGGCTTTATTTGGAGAGATTTCGCAGGCGCAAGAGTAGGATCGAGTATGCTAATAACGTGCTTTAGATAATTCAATCGCCTTGTTACGCCAATACCAAACACAGCCTCATTCTCTGCTGCTTTTAAGTGCGCCTGTGTGAAGAATGTACGAAGGGCAACGCCGGATAATGAACTGCCTAACCCTTTTAATGAATCAAGCGAAATGTCAGTACTCATCGAATATTGATTAATGAACTTAACCAGGTTCTCTTGCTCCATTTTCTTTGATTCCGGCAGGCTATCCCATGTAAGATAACTTACGTCTGCACTTTCGCCCATCTCTAAAACTTTACCGGATTCAGCTTTGTTTGAAAACCCAGATACTTCACCTTTCGCCTTTACAATCGGGCTATCAAAGTAATCGTTCGTATCAGCGTGGTTGCTTACTTTTTCCTCAAGGCGGTTGATTAATGTTTGTGATCCTGCCCACTCCGGTTCTTTTTGCGAATGGTAGATAATAGGTATTTTGCCGAAAGGGTTAGGTAATGAATTACGGGTAACTACTTCGCCTGATTTTTCAGTAATTGATTCTGTTGCCCTGAATGACCAGCCGCTTTCTGTTTTGGTGGCGTAGTAAATATTTTCGGCTGTGTAAACGTCTACGTGTTCAACATCTGTAACATTACCGCTTGCATCTATCTCTTTAACGATGTACTTGCGTATGAACGTAATTAAATCTCCTGAATTGTCCATGATAGGGAACAGTTCATCGCTAAGCCCGTATGCTAATACCCGTAGTTTGATTTTATACTTATCGCTGTAACTTGTTTTCTCTCCATGTGCTAAAGCTTTTGCATACCAAAGTTCTGCACACTCGGTCTCGCTCATGGTGCGCTTAACGATTTCCCGGAACTGATATTCCATTTTATTATCGTTCATTATCTCAATAACCGCCTCATGCATTCTTTTCTCTAATTCATTTGTCGGGGTGGCTGCGTATTCGGGTATGCCTAAAAAAGATGCCGCTATATCTACTATTCTCCTTTGCTCTGCAAGGGGGATGCGTGCTACCAATACGATTTTCTCTGTCTCACCCTTGTCATTCTTGATTAGTTTATCAGGACGTTTTACTTTGTCCATGATGTCGTGGGTGGCCGGGTCGTACTGCTTTACAGCCTCCTTTTGGTTAGGCTTATCCTGTAACGCTGTGGCTATGATTAATAGCGCATCTATATCACCTTTCGCAATAATCGAATCAATTTGAGTAATATCCATGACTACTTTTAATTAATGTTTTTATTCAAAGCGACAAATCCTTTATTGCACATATCTTTGAAATCTTCGTCTTTTCTGTATCTAAATTCTACCTCACTTAATATTTTTGAAATAAGTTGCGGTGAAATTTTTACAACTTTTGAAAGTGTTTGATTAAACGACCATTTTCTGCCGTAAACTTTAGAGATTATACAGATGAAAACTTTTCTTTTTTCGGTAAGACTTGACTTGCAAATCACACCTACCAGATCGTCTTTATTTAATCCGACCGATTTTGCATATAAAATTAAGTCGGCGATCAGTATCTCCTTCGTTAAATAAGTTTCGTTCTGGGTTTGTAAACTTATACTTTCGATAAGACTCTCACCTAACTTCGGATGAAGCCTAAGCACTTCCTCACCAAGTTTAGCCAATGTTTGTTTTGAATGTTTAATCATTTGAAGTATCCGAATTGGATGTATTTTGTTTTAGAATTTAAATAGGATTTGTATTCGTCGGGGAACGCCTGAACAATGAAGTCTTTTAGCGTATCGGTTAAATGCCCGTTCTTTTCATACGTTAGCTTAGGTATAGTAGGATGGTTTATTCTTGATTTCAACATCGTGCCGTCCTTATCAACCTTAGTTTCGATGTAATCATTGATTGACTCCTTACAATGCTCACCGATTTCTATTGATAAGCCAGGTACATCCCCGTCAAATATTGCGTTTACAAAATCGGCAACGCTCGGTACGGATGGCATAGACGAGGGCATCTTGTCTTCGGTTCTGAATCCTGATTTTATTAATTGCTCGTTGTAGATTTGGAAGAACGAGCGCTTATCGTCATCAATATTATTGCGGCTTTTAGTTGACCTATCGCCGTACAGATACACCGCCCCTTTATAATCTATCTTACGCAGGTAGCTACACATTTTCTTACCTGCCCGGCTTGCTGTATTGTCGGGGTCTGCTGCCGGTACTTCGCCTACTTGCCTTATTATCCATCCAGTACCGTTTTTAATCAACTGCCATACCGTTGCTGCTATGTGAGGGTAAACATTACTGTCAATAGATACGTGTATTATTGTGCTTAGGTCAATCTCTACTGGCTTTGTGTGCTTAACCAGGTCAAGGCTACGCAGAAACTCACCACCTGTTTGTAAAGCCACATCCCACCGGCCTTCTACAAATACCTCTATCTCGTAGCGGTTTAAGTTTTCTAATAAGTTTGGCAAATAATCCGGCTGCGCTGTTAATAATGGTATGTTATCGTAAATCCTGCTCTGTATGTAGTGCCATCGCTTCTTTAATGTTCCCTCCATAAAAGGGGTATAAACTAAATTCTTCAACCATCCCTGCGTAGGGTTGCAGGTCGCTACTACAATAGGTTTTGGTTGTAACGATGCATGATAGTTGCCATCGATACCTAATTGATTAGGTATAACGTATGAGCCTGACCGTTCAAATGCTTTAAACAAGGTGCTTTGTTGACACTCGTTTATTTCTTCAAACCCAAAGCCGTTCACTTCAAGCCCTTTCCATCTGTCGTGGTCTTTGTCTGTCGAAAAACTTTCCGGCCAGAATATTATTTGACTGTCATTTTTGAAAGTAACGGTATGCGTGTCGTTGTTGTGAGATTTTATGAATGATGTTGGCTTGATCTTGTTCCACGATGGGAGCAGGTTTTTTTTGATCGTAGGTAAATCTTTACGAACGATTGCCCAACGAGAGCCGGGAAAGAAGCGGCTAAGGAGTAGAAAGAGTGCAAGGAGGGAAAATGTCTTCCCACCGCCTTCGTATCGCACCACCGAAGACAATGAAGCTGTAATCTCCACTGAATGCGGCATCCAGAAACTCTTGTTGTTTCGGGAAAGGTGCGAATAATACTTTTTTGGGTTTAATTATGTTTGTTTTCATCAATGCTTAGAATTGTACTTCCTTGCCTCCGATAATTATTACCTGCTTCACATCGTTGCCATCTTTGTCGGTATTTGCTACTTTTGTGGGGGCGTAGTCCCCGTTCATCTTGTTTAGTTCGG